TGGCAAGAAACAGTAGCCCGAGTTATCGATCACCAAGAATGGTTGTGGCAACGTGCCGCAGGTCGTGAACTCACAGATACAGAATACGCAGAACTCTATGATCTTGAACAATTGATGTTAGATCGTAAAGTTGCTATGAGTGGTCGCACACTTTGGCTTGGCGGTACTAATGTAGCTAAAACTCGTGAAGCATCACAATTTAACTGCTCATTTACTCATGTAGAGACTGTGTATGACGTAGTAGACTGCTTATGGCTTTTGCTACAAGGTTGCGGAGTAGGATTTAAACCAATTGTAGGTACACTAAACGGATTCTCCAAACCAATTAAAAATATCCGTGTAATTCGTAGTACTCGTACAGAAAAGGGCGGAAATGAGCACAACACAGAAACATTTGACCCAGAAACCAAAACTTGGACAATTCAAGTTGGAGACTCTGCGGAAGCGTGGGCAAAGTCTATTGGTAAGCTTATTGCTGGTAAATACGCTGCTGATACTCTCGTATTGGACTTTAGTCAGCTTCGCCCTGCTGGTGAAAGGTTAAAAGGCTATGGTTGGATTTCGTCAGGTGATTCGGCTATTAGTACAGCATATGTTGCTATTGCCAATATACTTAATGGTCGGGCTGATAGTTTGCTTACTCGTATGGATATACTTGATATCATTAATCATCTTGGTACCATTCTCAGTAGCCGTCGCAGTGCTGAAATCGCTTTGTTCGACTACGGACAACCCGAGTGGGAAGAATTCGCGGTAGCCAAAAAAGATTGGTGGTTGTATGGTAATAGTCATCGCCAGCAATCTAATAACAGTTTAGTATTTAAAGAAAAACCGCTAAAAGCTGACTTGCAGAAGATTTTTGATCTGATGCTAGAAGCAGGTGGTTCAGAACCAGGATTTATCAATGAAGTTGAAGCCTTACGTCGTGCCCCTTGGTTTAAAGGAGCAAACCCTTGCGTGGAAATCTTACTCGGCAACAAATCTTTTTGTAATCTCACAGAAACAGACATTGCTAAGTTCAAAGGAGATACCGCTGGATTACACAATGCAATCCGCCTTGCAGCTCGCGCAAATTACCGTCAAACCTGTGTAAATTTACAAGACGGAATTTTACAAGAGTCTTGGCATTTAAACAACTACTTTATGCGTTTGTGCGGAGTAGGTTTAACAGGTATTGCAAAACGACCAGATATGACTGGTTATGACTATGAGTATTTAAAGCGTACTGCAACTGGTGCTGCTATTGGTATGGCTCAAGAACTTGGTTTGCCATCACCTAAAAATATTACTTGTGTTAAGCCGTCAGGAACACTAAGCAAGATCATGGATACCACAGAAGGAATCCATAAGCCACTAGGAAAGTATATTTTCAATAATGTTCAGTTTAGTAAATTTGATCCAATTGTTGAAGTATTGCGTGCTGCTAATTATAACGTTGTTAATCACCCCACTGATGATAGCGGTGTACTTATTACATTTCCTGTTGAATGGGCTGATGTTCCTTTCCATAAGGTTGGTGGAAAAGAAGTCAACCTTGACACAGCAGTCGAACAGCTCGAAAAATACAAATTAATTCAAACTTCATGGACACAACAAAATACATCAGTAACAATTAGTTATGATCCATCAGAAGTTCCAGAAATTATCGACTGGTTGTTAGATAATTGGGATTGTTATGTAGGTGTTAGTTTCATCTACCGCACAGACCCAACTAAAACAGCCAAAGATTTAGGGTATTTATACCTGCCTCAAGAAGTTGTGGATGAACAAACATTCCGCAACTATGTTCACCAACTAAGTCCTGTTAGCTTAGAAAACGCCAATAGTTTTGATGAAATTGTTGACGCTGACTGCGCTACTGGTGCTTGTCCTATTAAATAACCTTTATATTTTTTTAAAATGAATCCACAAGAAATTACCTTGAACTTTACCCTTACAATCGACGAAACCAATGCTATTTTAGCAGCTTTACAAGAGTTGCCAGCACGTGTTTGCAACCCTATGACTCAAAAAATCAAAGGTCAAGCCGAGCCACAAATTCAAGCATTGCAAGAAGCCGAACAAGCTCAACAAGCCGAACAAGGTGAGTTAGCAGGTTTAGTTCAAAACAACTAAAAAGCCAAGCAAAAATAAAGCCCCTAAGTTTACAGCTTAGGGGCTTTTTTGTTTTTGGAACATAATTTTTCAGTAACGTGCATTTTGACTCCTGTAGCCAGAAAACTCAGGTTGTCGCAGAGTATCAAACAGTGTATAATTACTACAGTTGCCAAAGTTTTGGTGACTGCGCGTGATACGCAGTATCATTTCTGCTTTAAGGGAAGTTATATGGCAGATGAAATTAGCGTACCAGCAGTAAATCCAACTGAAGAACAGATTGCGTTTACTATGGGTGCGCTTCAAGATAAATTAGATCAAGCTAATAACTACTATGAAAAAGTTATGAGTCAGATCACAAAACTAAAGGATAAGAGTATGGCAGAAGTAATGAGCCCTGGTGGCATTATGATGGGTGGTGGTGATGGTGGACTGGGTTTCGGTTCGGGTGGCGGATTAATCGGTGGATTAATCTTGGGAAGTTTGTTGCGCAACGGCAATGGAGGTCTCTTTGGCAACGAAGGTGGTGCTGGAGCAGCCGCTGCAGCTTTACGTTCACCTCCTGAACAAGCGGCCGCTAATATGGCTTTAATGCAGTCTATTGGAGCAGTAGATAAATCGGTAGCAGTTAATGCTGCAAGTTTTGAAGCCTCACAAGCCGCACAAAGCTTAGGTTTAACAAATCAATTCAACTCTACAACAGCTAGCCTGGCTAGTCGTATTGAAGGTGTTAAAGATACAGTTAATGCAAATGCAATGGTATTAGCACAACAACTTGCAGCTCTTTCACAAACCACAATGGAAAACCGTTATGAGTTAAGCAAAGATATTTCTAACGACGGTGAAAAGACCCGTGCATTAATTACAAATCAGTACGAAATTAACTTGCAACGTCAATTGGCTGATGCTAATGCCGCAATTATTGAATTACGTGGCGACAATCGTTTGAACGAGCGTACTCGCGGTATTGAAGTTACTACAACTAATAACATCAACCAGATGCAACAACAACAGCAACAACAAGCTCAATATGGTCAATTGGCCAACTTGATCTGGTCGTTGGGTCAAAACATTCGCAACGACAACGCTGCGATCAACGTTGGTTCAGGCACACAAACCTCTACACCAACTAATACTAATACTAACATTCGTTAATTAGTCAAAGCCCCTACAGCCACAAGCCGTGGGGGCTTTTTACAAGGAGAACAAGAATGTTATTTCAACAACAGCAACAAGGTCCGTTTGGTTGGCCGATAGGACCTTTTATACCTGTAGCTCCTATTATTGATGATTGTGATTTGTTTATAAATAGTAATATAGTAGGACCACCTGGGCCGCCGGGCCCTCCAGGCCCACAAGGAGATCCAGGTCCTCAAGGACCGCCAGGTACTCCTGGATTAGTGCCTACAACAATTGTATCAGTAAGCCCTTTTACAGCTACTTTAGCTGACTACTATTTAGCAGTTGCAGTACCTATACCAGCTTCTATTATATTACCTATTAGCCCTACGGGAACAGTATTTGTAATAAAAGATATTGAAGGCGACGCTGCAATTAATCCAATCACAATAACTGCTAGTACCACTATTGACGGTGCTGCTAGCGCAATTATTAATTCTCCATACGGCAGTATAACACTAGTGTTTAATGGCGTCGAATGGAACATTGTTTAAGGAAACAATATGTCATATACAAATAATCCAAAAAGTATTTTAGCAGGAACAGGTATCGTAGTTACACCAAGTACAGGTAATGGTGCCAACACAATCACTATTAGTGCTGGCGGTGTAGTAATTACAGCAATCAGAATTGCATTAACAACGCCAGTAGCCGTACTAAGTGCAGATGCCGCTATTAGTGTACAAGTTCCTGGACCTGTACCAGTAGCAGTAAATCTGCCTGCTGGAGTCACAGGACAAACCTTTATTATTAAAGATGGTTTAGGTTTAGCTAGTGTTGCAACGCCTATTACTATTGTTCCAACTGCAGGTACTATTGATGGTGCTGTTAATGCTACAATTACTGCACCTTATGGGTCATTAACACTGATCTATGATGGTGTACAGTGGCTGTTAACCTAATAAGTTATGGCTTATAATAGGCAACCGCAATCTGTTTTGGCTGGAACAGCATTAAAACAAAACCCTCCGCCTAGTATTTTACAACCAGCAGGTATTGTTCCAGTAACACTAGATGCTGATATTGCTACTACTGTTAGTCTTGGTGTTGTACAAGTTGGTAGTGGTTTATCTATTACACCATTAGGTGTACTAAGTGCAACTGGTAGTGGTAGTTCTAATATTAATGTTAAGCTTACGGCAGTTAGTTATACTGCACTAGCTACAGATTATTATATTGGCGCTATTAAAAAAGATATTACTATAACTTTACCACTAGGAATAAGTGGTAAAGTATACATAATAAAAAATCAAGTAGAAGGTAGTATAAAAGTCAAAGGCACTGGACAAAATTTAGATAGTTCAGGAGATAAGACTCTTGGTACTGAAAAAAGTTTGTTTGTTGTTTGTGATGGTGTTCGCTGGAATATTATTGAGTAACAAAAAAGCCCCGTATATTGCTATACGGGGCTTTTTTTATTTTTGTGAGTCTTGAAGTTTTAAGATTTCTAATACAGCTAGTGCACGCTGTGCCATAATATGGTCTCGTTTTTCACGACTCCAACTAAAGCCACCATCACCACCCCATAAATCCCACGCAACACGACCTTTGCTAGGAAAACCTTCTTCGCCACTGTTAAAGCCAGTAGCTTGTTTATCTACTTCATGACGTGAAAAGAATGAGAACATTCTTAACACAGTTGAAGCAGATAATTCTTCACGATCTTTTAATTGATTAGCTCGGGCAAGTCCTACAAGAGTACCGCCGGGCTTACCTTCTTCGTGCCATTTTAAGGCACGTTTGGCTGCAGTAGCCATACCTTCTGTGGGTTTAAACATTTCTGCCATATTAATCCTTAATTAACCCAAGAAAGGGCTACTGGCGTTAATTCATCTTTTGCAACTAAATTATTTAATTGCATTTGGAGATGATTCTTTACTCCAGGTAAACGCTCATCGGTTGCTTCAATCCAAGAAACAACTTTTTGTTCGGTTAATTCAGTTTCAATTCCTAATGCTTCTTTGTTTTCTGGCGTAACATTAGTTGTATAATCTACGCTAATTTCATGGGCTGCTTGGGTAGCAGTAATTGTCCAGTCTACTTGACTCAACTCATTAGTATTAGCTTGTTTTCTAATAGCCTTTATACTAATACTGTAATTAATATTTTCCATATTTTCCTTAATCTCTGTAAGCTAATATAATTTGTTTACACATCTTAGATCTAACAATGTCATCATCTAAGAATCGCACTACCTCAATATCAGGAATGTGATCTAAACGATTTATTGCGTCCGATAATCCACTATCAGGAATATCACTTTGATCTACGTCGCCTGAAATAATCATTTTGCAGTTTTTGCCAATACGTGATAGTAACATTTTCATTTCTTCACGAGTTGCATTTTGTGCTTCATCTAGTAGCACAATACAATTATCAAATGTTGATCCACGCATAAAGCCCAGTGGTCGAGGCTCTATATCTTTGGCTTTTAATGCATACTCGTAAAAGCCTTTTCCAAGACAACGAGTAAATACATTATCAAAAGGTTCTAGGTAAGGAGCATATTTCTCTTCTAGTGTACCAGGTAAAAATCCTAATCCTCGACCTGTTTCTACATTTGGTCTGGTTACGATAATTTTCTGAATACGTCTATGAAATAACTCACCTGCAGCATAAGTTGCAGCTACATAAGTTTTACCTGTTCCAGCACTTCCAACACCAAATATAATTTGATTTGTTTGAATTGCTCGTAGATACTCACCTTGAATAAAATTTAAAGGTTTAACATCAGTAAATCCATATTCAACAGGGGTATACCTTCTTGATTCCGAATTTTCGCGTCTTGCTTTTTTACCACTTGCCATAAACTTCCTTGTAGGGTTGATAAAGTCAGTCTGCAAAGTTATATTATATCAGACCAACACACATCTGTCAAATATAATTTTACTTTTTCTTGACGTCTTCAACTTTGGTAGCTTCTAGCTTTTTATGCACTTTAATTGTTTTACACTCTTCTTGTGGTTTACCTGCTTTATCTAACACAGGTTTACCTGCTTTATCTGTTTTTTCTTTACAAACTTTTTTAGTTTCGGCTTCAGCAAAAGCTGGGTTGTTGTAAGCTAAAAAAGTAGCTCCTAATAATATGCAAAGTGAGTATGCTAAACTTTTCATTTAAATCTCCGGATGAGGTGCTTGAACAGGAGCAGGTTTACCGTTGATATAAGTAATATTAGCTGCACTAGTTCCGTTAAAACCACTAGTGGTTTGAATAGGTTGAGTAAACGTAGGTTCAATTTTAACAGGATTAGCTTTAGCATAAGTATTTGAATTTTCTTGTGCTTGTTTAATCATGTCGCGTTTCATTTCCATTTCTTCTTTA